GGAGCTGGAGCAGGCGGCCATCGAGCTCTGCGCCCTGAGCTACCAGGGGCGCACCCGCATCGGCGAGTCCAGCAAGGCCCTGCCCGGGGGCCTGGGCACGGTCGCCTACCTCAAGGATATCCCACCGGCCATCATGCAGATGCTGAACCGCTACAAGCGGGTGGTGCCCATGTAGGGCGGGAAAGCGTAGGGCGGGAAAGCGAAGCGCATCCCGCCTTTAGAAGTGATCAGTGATCAGTGGCCAGTGATCAGTAAAGGCAGAAATAGTTCCCAGTTATCAGTTGCCAGTTGTCAGAAAAGGCAAAATCAAAAGATAAAACCACTGGGAACTGGGAACTGGGAACTAACCATGATACAAGCCTGGATCATCGGCTCGGAGGAAGTGATCGCCCGGCTGGAGCGCGTGCCGGAGCAGGTGCGGGGCGCCCTGCGCCGGGCCATCTCCATCCAGGCCTTCGACCTCATGGCCTACGTCAAGGCCAGCAAGCTCTCCGGCCAGGTGCTGCGCACCCGCAGCGACCACCTCCGGGGCGGCATCAACGTGAAGCTAAGCGGCGACGGCCTCTCCGCCAGGGTGGGCCCCAACGTCAAATACGCCCGGGTGCATGAATACGGGGGCGCCTTCACCATCCGGGAGCATATGCGCATGATGACCCAGGCCTTCGGGCGCCCGGTGAAGGAGCCCCGGAAGATCAGCGTCCGGGAGCACGTAGCCCGCTACCCGGAGCGCTCCTTTCTGCGCTCCAGCCTGCGGGAGAACGAGGGCCGGATCCGGGCGGCCATCGAGGCCGCGGTGACCGAAGGAGTTAAAGGATAGTGATCAGTGATCAGTAAACAGTAATCAGTAAAGGCGCCGTCACTGATCACTGATCACTGATTACTGATTACCGGGGGCTTAAAGCGTGACCAGCCGCGAGACCATCTATGCCGCCCTGTTCAGCCTGGTAAGCGCGGTCCCGGGCCTTACTTCGGCCTCGCGCCGGGTGCGCCACTGGAACGAGGTGCCCGCCGCGGAGCAGCCGGCCCTGATCATGGAGCAGGTGGGCGAGACCGCCCAGTACCAGAGCTGGACCATGCCGCCCCGCTGGGTGCTCCACGTGGACCTGGCCCTCTACGTCAACGTGGGCGGCGACCAGCAGGCCTCGCCCCAGGCCCTGCTCAACCCCTTCATCGACGCGGTGGCCGCGGCTCTGGCGCCGCCCCCGGGCCAGGAGATGCAGACCCTGGGCGGCCTGGTGAACGCCTGCCGCCTGGCCGGCAAGATCGAGATCGTGGGGGGCGGCGACTGGGGCCCCCAGGCGGTGGCCCTGATCCCGGTGGAGATTTTGGTTTTTTAATGTAGGGGCGGCAGCTAGAAAAAAGCCGCCCCGGGCGGGATAGAACCCGCCCCTACAAAGGAGGCTGACATGGCTGTTAAGGTCTTTTGGTTTGGCACCGGCAATATGTATTTCATCCCGCCCGCGGTCTCGCCCGCGGTGCCCACCCCGGTGAAATGCGGCGTCTTGCAGGAGGGCAGCGTGGAGTTCGCCTTCACCTCCAAGCAGGTCTTCGGGCAGAACCAGTTCGCCGAGGCCAATTTCCGGGCCCAGGGCAAGATCACCGGCAAGAGCAAGATGGCCTCGCTGAACATGGCCGTCATCGCCGGCTTTTTCGGGAGCTATACCCCGGCCACCGGCCAGATCCTGCCGGCGATAAACGAGGCGCATAGCGTCCCGGCCGTCTCCACCTACATAGTGACCATCACGCCGCCTGCCAGCGGCACCTTCAACAAAAACCTGGGGGTGGTCTACGCCGCCACCGGCATCCCGCTCACCCGGGTGGCCGCCGGCAGCGAGGCGCTGGGGGCCTACAGCGTCAACGAGACCACCGGGGTCTATACCTTCGCGGCCGCGGATGAAGGGGCAGCCGTCCTCATCGACTACCTCTACACCGTCTCCACGGTGGGGCAGACCCTGACCGTCACCAACCAGCTGGCGGGGCTGGCGCCCACCTTCATGTGCGTGCTGGACAACATCACCGGGACCGCCGGGGCGGTGCTGATCCTCAACAACTGCATGAGCGAGAAGCTGACCCTGGCCACCAAGGTGGGCGACGTGGCCATCCCGGAGTTCGACTTCATCGCCGCCGCGGACCAGGCCGAGAATATCGGCATCCTGTCGCTGCCGTATTAAGGGCAGTGATCAGTGGTCAGTGGCCAGGCAAAAGGATAGTGATCAGTGATCAGTGGCCAGTGATCAGTAAAGGCAAACTGGTTACTGATTACTGATAACTGATCACTTTAGGAGTTAACGATGGAGCCAAAACTGGACGGCGTCCCCTTGAGGCTCGGGGGGGCGGACTATGTGCTTCCCCCCCTCAACCTGGCGGCCCTGGAGAAATACTGGCCGGTGATCCAGGGCTGGGGTAAGGAAGGGCCGGTGGACCTGGTGCAGCGCCTGGGCGAGGCCGCGGAGCTGCTGCACGCCGCCCTGGTCCGCAACTACCCGGAGCTGACCCTGGCCGAGGTCAAGGAAGGGCTGGACCTGGCCAACTTCCCCGGCGCGGTGGGCCAACTCCTGGAGGTCTCGGGTCTGGCGAGGCAAGCCCCGGGGGAACCGGAGGCGGGGAGCGTCCCGACTGGGCCTACATCTACGGCCGAGTAATCAGCCTCACCGGCTGGACCTGGGACCACGTCGGGCAGGAAATGACGCTGCCCCGCCTCTACGTGCTGCAGCGCTACTGGCGCATCCACCCCCCGGTGGGCGACCTGGTGGCCGCCTACCTGGGCTATGAGGCGCCCGCGGACGTAGGGGCGGTTGTAGGGGCGGCTGTAGGGGCGGCTTCTAGCCGCCCGGAGGCGGCGGCCAGCGGCCGCTACGGCACCCTGGAGGAGCTGAAGGACCTTTGGGCCTCCTTCGGCGGCAAAGTAACATAAGTAACATAAGTAACATGGGAAAAGTAAATAGTAATCAGTGATCAGTGGCCAGTGATCAGTAAAGGCAAAAGCAAAGGAATGGCGGACCGCAAATCACTGATTACTGATTACTGATCACTGATCACTGGGGTTTAACATGGCTGGCGACGACCGCATCGACGTCCAGATAGGCGCCACCGCCGACGAGCTCCAGGCCGGCTTCGACCAGGCCAAGAGCACGGTGAGCGACGCCACCGCCCAGATGAAGGCCGACCTGGACAAGCTCGGCCAGGGATCCTCCGGCGCCACTTCCCAGATAGCCGACAGCTTCAAGGAGATGCACGGCCAGATCACCTCCCAGATTTCCCAAATTACCACCGCCATTTCCGGCCTGGGCGCCGCCTTCATGGGGCTGGGCGCCCTGCTGGCGGGCGGTGCCCTGTTCAAGGGCGCGGTGGACCAGTATGTCAACATGATCCTGGAGGCCAAGAAGCTCTCCAACCAGATGGGGATCAGCGTTCAGGATGCCGCGGCCATACAGCACGCTTATGAGCGAATGGGGGTAAGCAGCGATACCGTTTCGCAGGCCCTCCGCATGCTCGAAAGGAATATCAAGACCAACGGCGACGCGGTGGTGGACATGGGGCGCCAGGTGGGCGTCAACATCGACCTGAACGCCGGCCTGGAGGCCATCTATTTCAAGGTCACCGAGGCCCTGGGAAAATACGAGGTCGGCCACCAGCGCAACCAGGCGGCCCTGGCGGCCTTCGGCGCCCGGGTGCAGAACATAAATGAGCTGCTCCTTGTAAATCGGCAAAACGTGGCGGATTGCGTCGAGCATCTCCGAAAACTCGGGATAGAAATGGGGGAAAATGATGTTAAAAAAGCCCGGGATTTTAAGGCAGGCATGGCCGATCTAAACCTGGAATGGGACGTTTTAAAATATAAAGTTGGAGAGGGCGTTATCCCAATTTTAATGAAATTGGCAAGTCTTTTAGAGTGGGTAACTACGAAAATAAGAGAAATGAATGTAGCCTGGTCAGGGTCAGAAGGTAGTCTAGCCTATCTGGCCAAATATGGGCCCGATCTGGGAGGGCGCGGCACAAAGGGAATGGGCTATGGCGGCGAAGAAGGGGCCGGGACACGGCCCCCGACAGGCGCTAAATTCACGCCATTAGATAAGACCAAAGGCGGCGCCGGTGGTGGGGCCCCGGGCCTGCTGGCGCAGTGGAAGGAGGAGCTGGAGCAGCTCAAGACCGAGCAGAACGCCTTCCTGGATTTCTCCAAGGAAAAAGAAAAGGAGTTCTGGGAGGCGAAGCTGGCCCTGTGCGCCGAAGGCTCCAAGGAATACCTGGCGGTGAGCCGGGAGCTATATGCGGTCAACAAGGCCCTCGCCCAGGAGGGCGCCAAGGACCACATCGCCGAGCTCGACCGCCAGATGACCTCGGAGAAGACCAACTGGGACGCCCGCAAGTCCCTGATGGCCGAAGAGGTCGCCTACGTCAAGACCACCTACGGCGAGAAGAGCAGCCAGTACCAGGCGGTCCTCCAGAAGCAGGCCCAGTTCGACCAGGAATACGACAAGCAGCAGCGCACCCGAGAGCAGTCCCGCCTGGACAACGAGCTGAAGCTGGGGCAGATGCGCCTCGACGCCGCCCGGGAAGAGGTGAAGTTCAAGGAGCAGATGGGGGAGATCTCCGCCTCCGCCGCCGCGGCCCAGGAGACCGCCCTCACCAACCAATCCTTAGCCCAGGAGCAGCGGCATATCCAGCAATCCAAGGCCAACTGGACCGGCTACTACGCGGAGCTGCAGAAGCTGGCAGAGAAAGACGCCGAGTTCAAGGAAAAGAAGCTGATAGAGGTGCAGAAGGCCGAGGAGCAGTCGGCCCTCAAGAACAAGGCGACCATCCAGGGGATGCTGGCCCCCATCCAGACCGCCATCGACGGCTCGGTCATGGGGATCATCCAGGGCACCACCACCATGCAAAAGGCCGTCACCAACATGTGCACCGCCATCCTCTCGGCCTTCCTGGGCATGCTGAGTAAGATGGTGATGAACTGGATGACCAACCAGATCGAGATGGTAGTCTTCGGCCGGACTGAGCAGACCGCGGCCGCGGTGGGCCAGATCACCAGCGACGCCGCGGTGGCCGCCGCCGGGGCCTACGCCGCCACCGCGGCCATCCCCATCGTCGGGCCGGCAATGGCGCCGGCCGCGGGCATGGAAGCCTACGCCGCGGTGATGGCCTACGCCGCCATGGCCTCCGCCGAAGCCGGGGCCTGGGGGATTCCCCGGGCCGGGGCGGCCCTGCTGCACCCCGGCGAGGCGGTGCTGCCGGCCTCCAAGGCCGCGGGGCTGGACCGCCTCATCGAGGGCGGCCCGGCGCCCGGCGGCGGCGGCGCCAATATCCATCTGAACATCACCGCCTTCGACGGCGCCGACGTGCAGCGGGTGCTGCTGGCCAACCCCCGGGCCCTGGCCGCGGCCCTCACGGCCCTGGGGCGCAATTTTGTTCCAGTATAGAGTTCCCGGTTCCCAGTTCCCAGTAGTCTTCTTTTGACTTTGCTTTTACTGGCAACTGGCAACTGGCAACTGGTAACTAACCATGAGCAATGCTATTTTCCCTACCTTTAAAGGTCTAACCTGGCCGGTCCCCAAACGGCAGCTCTGGAAGACCCTGGATAACCAGGCGGAGAGCGGCTACGAGACCCGGGTGGGCCTGCGCTCCCTGCCTCTCTATGAGTGGGATCTGCCTTTCAGCTTTCTGCTCACCGCCTCCGACCTGGCGGCCTTCTGGGGCTTCTATGCCGCCCGCGGCGGCAGCTTCGACCCCTTCCTGTTCAGCGATGAGATGGATAACTTCGCCCCGGGAGCGGCCCTGGGCACCGGGGACGGCAACACCACGGTCTTCCAGTTCATCCGCAGCCTGGGGGGGCTGTTCGTAGAGGCCCGCAACGATATCCAGCAAAGCCCCGTCGCCCCCAAGATCTACCTGAACGGGGCCTTGCAAACTACGGGATATACGATCTCCTATTTTCAATCCGGCACCGTCACCTTCGCCGCCGCCCCCGGCTCCGGCGTGGCCATCACCGCGGATTTCTATTTCTATTACCGGGTGAAGTTCAAGGACGACAGCCAGGAGCTCCAGGCCGAGAACATCGCCTACGCCACCGGCAAGAAGATCACGCTGGCACAGGTGAGAGCATGAGGACAGTGATCAGTAATCAGTAAACAGTAAAGGCAAGGAGAGTTCCCAGTTATCAGTTCTCAGTTGCCAGTAAAGGCAAATGCAACTAAAAGGAATTTCTTTTACAAAATTGGAAAGTGGGATCCTCCGGCCGGAGCTCAAGAATATTCCAAAATGTAAAAAACTGATCACTGATCACTGATCACTGATCACTGGGAACTGGGAACTGGGAACTGGGAACCGGGAACTAACCCATGAAAACCGCGGATGCAGGCCTGATCGCCTTTCTGGCTGCCAACCGGCAGTTCCTCCAGGCCGACATCTTCGACATCGCCTTCACCGACGGCACGCACCTCTACCTCACCTCCGCGGACGTCAATATTACTTTAGGCGGTCACACCTACCTGGCCACCGGCCCCCTGATGCAGCGCAGCAAGCTCAAGCAGGTCCGGGGCGTCCAGGTCGATACCCTCACCCTGATCTGCTACGCCACCACCGGCAACCTCCTGGAGGGCGCCGGCTTCCAGACCGCCCTGCTCCAGGGGGCCCTGGACGGCGCGGTGGTCACCATGAGCCGCCTGATCTTCGCCTCCTGGGCCAACCCGGCGCAGTTCAACCCGGTGGTGCTTTTCAAGGGCCGGGTCGCCGACCTGCCCGCGGTGGACTACGGCCAGGTCCAGATCAACGTTAAGTCCTTCCTGGAGCTCCTGGACCAGCAGGTCCCCTGGCAGCTCTACCAGGCGCCCTGCGCCTATTCCCTTTACGACGCCAACTGCGGGGTGGCCAGGGCCACCTTCGCCCAGGGCGCCTACGTGGAGGCCAGCGGCGGCAACACCGCCGTCTCCTTTCTCACCAACCTCACCCAGCCGGACGGCTGGTTTACCCTGGGGAAGATCCAGATGACCACCGGGGCCGCGGCCGGGCAGACCCGGGCCATCAAGGCTTTTGCGGGCGCGGTGCTCACGGTCATGGTGCCCTTCATCGGCGCCGGGCCGGCCCCGGGAGACGCTTTCACGGCCTGGGCCGGCTGCGACCGGCAGATGAGCACCTGCCTGATTAAATTCAGCAACCTGGCGGCCTTCGGGGGGCAGCCGTTTATTCCCGCACCGTCCACGGCCGTGTAGGAGAAAGTGATCAGTTATCAGTAACCAGTAATCAGTAAAAGCAAGGGCAAAAACAATGTAGGGGCGGCTTCCAGCCGCCCAGGGCGGGTAGAACCCGCCCCTACAACTGGCCACTGATCACTGACCACTGATCACTGGGAACTTAATATGATCATCCTCGAATCGGCTCAACGTCAGGCTGTGATCGCGGAAGCGCTAAGCTGGCTCTCCACCCCCTTCCACCACGAGGCCATGGTCAAGGGCGCCGGGGTGGATTGCGGCATGCTGCTGGTGGCGGTCTACCGGGCCGCGGGCCTCATCCCGGAATTCACCGTGGCACACTACGCCTTTCAATGGCACCTGCATCGGAGCGAAGAACGATACCTCGAATATCTAAGCCAGTTCGGCCGGGAGATCCCGGAGGGCGAGCAAGGCCCCGGCGATGTAGTCATCTGGAAGATGGCCCGCTGCTTCAGCCACGGCGCCATTATCATTGGCTGGCCGGAGATCATCCACGCCGCGGTGGGGCTGGGGGTGGTTACCGACCACGCCGAGGGCAATCTGCGGTTCCGCGGCCGGGAACGCAAGTTTTTCAGCCCCTGGGGCAAAGATAGTAATCAGTGATCAGTGGCCAGTGATCAGTAAAAGCAAAAAAGAAAGGACTTTTTCAAGGGTTTAAAAAAAGTCTGGCATGGTCTTGGAAGTGGCATCGAAATCGGATTTTAGCCCATAGATGGTATCTAAATAAAAACAAGAACTTATAAAGAAATGTCCTTTTGTCTTTTGACTTTACTGATCACTGATCACTGATCACTGATCACTGGTAACTGAAATGGCCCTATTCGGCGGCGCCATCAAGAAACAAGTCAGGAGCCCCTCCCAACAGCAAATACCCCTCATGGGCTATATGGCGCAGAGTTCCTGCCAGGGCGCGGTGATCGCCCTGGTTTACGGGCAGCAGCGCATCCCCGGCAACCTCATCTGGGCCGCCCATTTCCAGGCGATCCCCCAATATACCTCCTCCAGCGGCGGCGGCGGCGGCGGCAAGGGCGGGGGGCCTTCCGCCCCCGCGCCCCAAATATCCTCCTACATTTATACAATGGACGTGATGATCGGCATCTGCCTCGGGCCGATCAACGGGGTGCCCACTGTTTATGACGGGGCCACCCCCTATCCCCCCGCGGATTTCTTTACGCAGATCAATCTCGGGGCCCGGCCTGCCACCCCCTGGGGCTATCTCAGCGCCAATTATCCGGCCCAGGCCCTGGCCTATGCCGGCCTGGCGGTGGCCTGCGCCGCCGGATTGAGCCTCGGAAGCGGCGGCCAGCTCCCGAGCTTCAATTTCGAGGTGGCCGGGCTGAAGCAATACAACCCGGCCCAGGGAGTCCTGGACGCCAACCCCGCGGATATCATCTATGATTTTCTCACCAACCCCAATTACGGCTGCGGCTGGGACCCGTCCCTCATCGGCGACCTGACCCAATTCAGCGATTACTGCCTGGCTAACGGCATCCTGCTGAGCCCCCAGATGACCAGCCAGCAGAAGGCCGCGGATTTCCTCAACTACGTCTGCCAGCTCGCCAACTCCGAGATCGTCTGGTCCGGGGGGAAACTTACGGTGGTGCCCTACGGCGACACCCCCGCCACCGGCTCACCCCCCGCCACCACCACCTGGACCGGCACCATCCCGGGCGCTCCCTTCCAGATCAGCCTGCCCGGCTGGCTGCAGGATTTCGATGTCTGGTGGCAGGAGGACGCCAATGATCGCCTCTTCTTCCTCAGCGTCCCCGGGACCCCCGGCCCGGGCCAGTATTCCGTGGTCAACGGGCTCTATACCTTCAACGCCGCCGACGCCGGCAAGGCCGTCAATATCGTCTACGGGGCCCGGAACGCCGCCCTCCCGGTTATCACCTTCACCCCCAACCTCACGCCGGAATACAGCCTGGGCCCGGATGATTTTCTGGCCGACAAAGGCAAGCCTCCGGTGACCGCGGCCCGCACCGCCATCTCCGACGCCTACAACTGGTTCCAGATGGAATATTACGACCGGGCCAACAATTACAACCCCACCATCGCCGACGCCAAGGACCTGAACGCCATCGATGAATACACCCCCCGCATCCAGACCAGCGTCGATGCCCACGCCATCACCAACCGCACCCTGGCGCAGTTCATCGGCCAGGCCATGCTCCAGAAGTCCCTCTATATCCGCAATACTTATAGCTTTAAGCTCGACGGCCGCTATTTCCTCCTGGACCCGATGGATTGGGTGGAGCTGAACGTGCCCAAACTTGGCCTCTCCGGCGTCATGTGCCGCATCATCTCCGTCGAAGAGGCGGACGACGGGTCGCTCGATTTCCTGGTGGAGGAATGGCCCGAGGCCGCGGGCACCCCCGCGGTGCATACCCTGCAACCCTGCGGCGGCCTGCAGCTTAATTGGAATGTCGATCCGGGCGCCATCAATCCGCCCATCATCTTCGAGGCCCCGGCCCTCCTGACCCAAAAGGGTTATGAAGTATGGCTGGCCGTCTGCGGCGGTTCGGATTGGGGGGGCGCCCAGGTTTGGGTCAGCTTCGATGGCGTCTCCTATAAACAGGTGGGCCAGGTCAACAACCCGGCGCGGATGGGAGTCCTGGCCGCCCAGCTCGCCGACGGCAGCGATCCGGATACTACAGATTCCTGCCAGGTGGATTTGAGCGAGAGCCGGGGCGTGCTGTTCTCCGGGACGCAGCAGGACGCCGATCTGATGGCTACCGCCTGCTTTGTGGACGGCGAGATCATCAGCTATGAGACGGCCACTATGACCGCGGCCAGCAAATATACCCTGGGGACCTACCTGCGCCGGGGCGCCTATCTCACCCCCATCACCGCCCATGCCCAAAACAGCGCCTTTTGCCGCCTGGACCAGGCCATCTTCAAGATTCCCTTCGACCCGAGCCAGATCGGCGAAACCCTGTATGTCAAGTTCCTGAGCAACAACCTCTGGCAGGGCGCCTGCCAATCCTTAGATGAGGTCGAGGCCTACACCTTTTACCTCAGCGGCGCGGCCATGATCGCGGGGTTGCCCGATATTGCCAACCTGGCCTCCTTCTATCAGGCTGGCCAAATGTCCCTCACCTGGGATAAGGCGGTGGACCCCCTGGCGTCCTACCGGCTGATGGATTACGAGGTGCGCAAGGGCGCCTCGTGGGGCACCGCCGAGATCGTGGCCCGCACCAGCATCCCCTCCTGTCCCTGCTTCGGGGATGGCACCTATTGGGTCGCCACCCATTATAACGGCTTTTACGGCGCCGCCGCGTCCATCGCGGTCACCAATTCCAGCATTATCGGCACTATCCTGGCCTCCTACGATGATTACGCCAACGGCTGGCCCGGGACCATGAGCGGCGGCGTCTTCAAGGATGGCTCCGGCAACCTGGAGATCTCCGGGGCCGGACCGGGATTTTACACCATCGCCGCGGCCCAGCTCGTCAACCTGGGAAGTCTCAAACTGGTCACCGTTGCGGCGGATTACCTTTTCGAGAGCATCCTGCCCGGCTCCCTGGTGAGCACCTGGGCGGATTGGGACTCCATCCCCGATGTGGACGGCCTGGCCGCGGGCATGGCGGACGTCAAGGTGCAGATCCAGATTTCCACCGACGGCAGCACCTGGGGCGCCTGGCAGGACCTGCGCCCCGGCCAGTATTACGCCTGGAAAATCAACCTCCGGCTGCTCTTCACGATCTATCAAGCCGGGGTTACCCCGCTGGTTTCCGAATTCAACTGGCAGGTGGGCCAGTAATGGCCCCGTAGGGGCGGACCTATGTGTCCGCCCTAGCCAGTGGCCAGTGGCCATTTTTGATTTTGCCTTTACTGATTACTGATTACTGATCACTGATCACTCCATAGGAGGATCGATTATGTCTCAAAATCCCCTGGTAGTCCCCGACGGCAGCGGCGCCGCGGTCCGCGCCGATATCAATCTGGCCCTGGACACTCTCAACACGCTCAATTCCGGCGCCGGCGCGCCCTCCAACCCCGAGGCCTACATGCTCTGGGCCGACACCGGCACCGGCTACCTGAAGCAGCGGAACGCCGCCAACAACGCCTGGGTGGCCCTCCGGCCCCTCGACCCGAGCGTGCCGTTGGCCACCAATAGCGGGAACGCCTACAGCATCACCCTGGCCCCGGCCATCACCGCCTACGTCGGGGGCGTCGTCTATAAATTCATCCCCAACGTCAACAGCACCGGGGCCGCCACCCTGAACATCAACGGCCTGGGGGCCATCTCCATCCCCGGGGCCACCCTTACCGCCAACCAGCCGGTGCTGCTGATCTATGACGCCACCGACAACGTCTTTGTCATGATGGGAGGCGCGGGCGCCCAGGGAATTCCTCACGGGATGCAGTTATTCACCGCCTCCGGCACCTTCATTCCTGCCGCCGGGATAACCAAGGTGTGGGTAATAGTAGTAGGGGCCGGAGCAGGTTACGATAGCGGTCCTACATACGCCGACGGCGGCTATGCAGAAGGGATTATATCAGTTACTGGAAATGTACCGGTGACGGTAGGCGTAGCGCAGCACAATGCTCCCGGGGGTACCTCTTCATTTGTCGGTAGCACCACTATCTCAGCAACCGGAGGAGGCGTGGGCGGAGGAGGCCAGGGAGGAACTGGTTCCGGCGGGTCTATCAACCAGACTGGCCAGAGCAATGTTGTTGGGCCTGGGTGGATAGTAGCGGGGGCGGCTCATGGAATGGGCAACTGGGGACAACCTATTAACAATGGGGTGGTTCTGGTGATTTGGTAGGGGCAATGGCATCACCGTTCCAGGTCTTCAACTACATCATCAAATATTAACGTAGGGGCGGACCCATGTGTCCGCCCCCGGGAGCGTCCCATGCAAAAACTGCTTTTCGACCTGGCCAAGATCCTGGTTATCAACATCATTGCCTGCACCGTGGCCCATTTCATCCACAGCGCCTGGATCAATAAGACTGTTGCGGAAGCGGCCGCCGCCGTCGCCGATGACGTTATGTAGGGCGGGAAAGCGAAGCGCATCCCGCCATTTAATAACTGTAGGGGCGGCTTCTAGCCGCCCTGTGGGCCGGGAAAGCATAGCGCCTCCCGCCATTTTCCCAGGAGATCTCAATCATGGATGAACGCCTTCCCAACTGCCCGGACCGCACCTGTACCTGCCTCACCAGCTTCGCCGGCCGCGTCTGCTTCGGCCGGCTGCCTGCCCCGCTGCCCGATGGGGATCTTCTCAATACCCACCGGCGCTGCGAAACTGAAGGCGGCGGTGACGATCATGGCGACGCCGATACCCAGGAATTCAACCTGGCTGACGCCTATTATGAGGTTTCCGGCTATGCCCTGGCCATCCGCCAGGTCCTGGACCTGCACCTCTATAACCCCGGTCCGGATCTCGACATCGCCGATCCCATCGGCCGCCTGGTCGGCAAGCTGACAGGGAAATAATGTTGCCAGCCCACCGCTGGCGCCAGGATCATAATCGGCTGCACCTAAGCCTCAAGGCGGCGAGATTTTGGGGAAGGCAATGGTCTATGCCTCCCCCTTTCTTGCACATAAAAAAGGCGCCTTCAGGCGCCCTCACTCCCCCCAAAATCCAACAATCGTTTGATTTATGCTTCCATCTTTTTTTACTCATTTCTCGCGTTTCTGCCCCTCATTTCTCGCGTCCCGCTAAAAGCCTTTACCGAAAACCGAACCCCCCCCAAAAAAAAGGCCCCGGGAAGGGGCCAAAATGGGGCGGCAGTTTAA